CATAGATATCTACCCCTGCTTCAATGTTAGGTGGATTGTCATCCTCAGTCTCAACTGTGAACTCTCCCCAACGCCATCCAGTTTCCACCATAACTGTGTTACCATCTTTAGTAAGATAGTTGCGCTCAATAATAGATTTCTTCCAAGTGGGTTTAACAGACCATGTTGCCATTTTAATACACCTTATCGCTTAATGTTTCATCTTCCATCGGCTCATCCGATATCAGTAGTATATCATTGGGATCAATTTTACGCAACGTCTGTTTGCCCTCTGGTGTTTCAACTGTAATTCCACGGGTCCAGCGCCCGTGACTAATGAGTATGTATTTCCCGATTTGTAGTTCAGGATCCTTTACATCTGGTCCTAACCCATAAATTTTTGCCCAACGTGGGCGAATCCCAGAACTTTTCTTGTCATCATCCATTAAAATAATGCCACCTGCTGTAATTCGTTGTTCAAACTTCATATCGGACACAATGATATGGTCCTTAAAGAATGTTAACTTATCAACTTTAGTGGGACTAAATGCTGGTTTACTGTACTCGCTCATTTTTTTTCCTGTGATTTGATCTGCTCAACTTCCAAATCGTAGTCTAAGTCGTCTTCAAGTTCACGCTCTGCTTCTGTTAACTGCTCAGACTCTGCTATTTTTTGATTAACACCGCCTGTTTTTGCAGGTTGAGTTCGAGCTGGTGCTCTAGAAGCTTGATCACCTGATCTAGGGATTTTCCTAACAGGTTGTGCTGCCCTGTTACCTACAGTTTTTCCATATGCTTCGTTTACTTTATTAGTTGCAGGTTTAATGATGTTACCTTTAGAATCGATTGTATCTCCTCTAGCATTTACACTCATGTTACCTACTGCTCTAGTCTTTTCGTTTTTTGCAGACAATATACTCATGTCAACTACTTTGCCTAATGCTGTGCGATATTTTGCCATTTGTTTCTCCTTATTTTAAAAACTCATCTATAGACAAGTCATAATACAAACTATTTATACGGTGAATTCCGATCAAAAACAATACAAAGCTTGATACAGAACTACCTCTACCTACTCCCCAAACTACATTATTCTCACGCATTGTATCCACAAGATATTTTAAATATCGTAGTAGTGGAAACATATCACGTTCTTGAAATAACAATAGCTCTTTCCCCACTCTTTGAAGTTCTTCATCTGATTGGCACAAATCCAATGTATATTGTGCAATATCAAAATCTTGGTACGATTTAGGAATTAACCAATTTGATTGCAATTTGTTATCAAACTCAGATACTGATACATTTGGATTATCGTATAGTATGAACGTTGGTATTGTGGCAGGGTCTATGATGTCCGATACCAATATTGGATTGTCTACAACTATTGCTTTGATTGGTCTCTCTGGGTCGACCAGATATAAATTACAGATATCTACTTCACTGTAAATCTGTTGTCCATACTTGTCTATCTTCATAGATGCATGATACACTATTGTGTATCACTTGTCAACTGGTATGAATACTATTTCACCCTTATTAGATTTAGTACGAATGGGTGCTGTCCAGCCCAAACCTACAGAGTTCCAATCTTTGGGCTCTTTGTGAAGTTGAACTACTTTTTCTTTTTTGGATCGTTTAATCATGTTGATGCTAGGACTATTTTCAGTCCACCAAACATCTTTTAAATTTTGAAAATCAGCTTCTTCTTCTTGGCTAACATAAAAACAAACATCATCGCATATTCTAGAAATAATTGCTACTTCATTCAAGAATAAATAATTTTCCGTAATTGTGTTAACTTTACTGATAATCACAGCGGCTATCACCTGATCATATGGTTCGTCTGGTAATGGGCAAACTTTCATGTTTGCTTTAGAATAGTTATCAATTGCTTTAAGGTCATGTAGATCAATAAATATGCAATTATCTAAACATATGTCAAACAAGTATTTTACTCTATCCATAGCTATATTTTGATAGTCTATGTTTTCAGTAGTTACATCGAACGACAAAGTTACGTCATATTTGTTTACAATGAAAGTATCATCATGGTGTATAGAAGCAAAGAATAAAAAATCTCTAGAAATTCTGGCGTTCATTTCGAATCTTTCTCTATGTTGACTTTTGTTTTGATTTTTTGTTTACTCATAAGTTCATCCATTTTTTTGCTATACTCACTTCTGTAAGTGTCTATAGCCATGTGAAGTTGATGGATTAGTGATGCGTTACCAGTTCGGTAAGCAAATGTTAGTTTAGTGTTTAAAGAGGAAATTGTTGTTTGCAATTCCTCTAAAGACTTGTTAGATAAATCTGATATGAAAGGATGTCTCATCCTTTGTATTTATTACCAAGAATTGAGAGAAATTCTTTTCCAAATGTCTGACCCAACATTTATAGTCGCCGTGCATGACCCAGAATCCGTAGTTAATGGGACTACTGTATCGGCTACCCCATTGGTTCTAGAACGACTTAACGTAATATTTGGACTAGATACTGCTTTTATGTAATAGATTACACCTGCAGTTATTCCACCAAATGTCGTACCGCTGAATATTATAGGATCGTTTGCATTCAAGCTGGTAGTAGAGTTTAACGTGACTAAATTACCAGTAGCATTTGTATTAGTTACTGTTCTAGTATATTGAGTTGAATTGTAATCTTGTGTAGCAATATACATATATTGTACTGGATTGGCTAACATAGAACTAGTAGGGCTCGCATTTCCGGCTAAGTTAACGTTTGCACCGCCTATGGTAGATGATACTGTAAAATAAGTATTAGCAGACACATTTCGTACATAATAGGTTGTACCAATTGTAATATTTGCTTCCATACTGACGCCAGTAAAGATGACAGGTAAATCAGTATACAATTCAGTAGTATTGCTTGTGCTCAAGAAATCGGCTGCATTAGAACTTGTGATTGATAACTGAATTGCACCTGAATCAACACAAGTAGTACCTACTACATCACCTTGATATCCCTTAGGACTTGGTGTACGTTGTTGAATCTGTGTAGTTTGTCTAGGTCTATTATATGGTTCTATAGTGATTGTATTTCCACAATCCATAGTGCTTAATCTGTAGTCTACTTTACTAACACCATATGGAATACTTACACTAGTCGTACCGTCATAATTTTCTAATGTGGTCAATCCAAAATTATTATTTGAGCTTACTACTGCTGCGGGAAATGTTATGTAAGCATTAGCATTACTGACATTCAATTGTAGTTCAACATTGCTTTGTGTTCCACTTGGGCCCCAGCTAGCAAAATCTATAGTAAGATTACCTGATACCGTTCCATACTGAACATCACCTAATGCACAATTAACAGTAACTGTGCCTGACAACGCATTACCTAAGTTATAAGTAGTTGCCCTAAAACTACGTGTAGCGCAATTGCTAATCAACGTGTTAGCCATATCATTGTTAACAATGGTATTGTCTAAGGCTGCTTTAACAACTACCTTGTTTTGAAGGTCAGATATTTCATTTCCTGCCGTATCGAGGTTAGTCTTTATACTTGCAAAGTTATTTCTAAAACCCTGTGAACTATTATTTTGTCCTGGTACAGGGTAATTTACATCAAGACCGTTAGTGTTTATTGTGCTCATAAATTAATTTCCGTATAGTATTTATTACTCCGTTTCGTCGGGTAAAATTGTTTGACGCGGAAACAGCACATAAAAATCTTTACTATCAAGCGGATTAGGAACAGGAGTAGCACTCGGTAAGCTTGTCCAAGCAGGAGGGCTAGTATTCTTGTCATAGTTGTAAGTGATGCTCTTGTCAACGCTAAATCTGTCAATTCTAAAGTTAATCATGTTTAATTTGTACTGCAATCCGTCCGGCTGTAACCAAAAACTATCAATGTTTGTTTTGATTAAGTCTGCGTATCCCGGCTTAGTATAGCATATTACCCATGCTTGAGTATAACCCAATGTGCTACCGTTTTGTTGTTGACTTGTCATCCATTGAGGCAACAAGCTACTGTCAAACTCTTGACCAAGCACTTGCCCAACCCTAGTACGCATGTTGAATAAACTATTTGGATATAATGTTCTAGCAAATCCTGGTGACAAACTAGTATAATAAAGTTGATCCATTATATCTTCATAACTAGTGAATATATTAGTTACACTAGTATACCATGGACCTAATCCTAAATCTATGGGGCGTGGCCAATAGATTGATTCTGGTACGCTAACGCCACTAGGATTTACTAAATTATCAACCACTTGACTATAAACTACTTCATAGATTACGTTTCCATTTTCATCTCTAGCTTGTGCAGTTTTTAACTCACCTAATGTAATGTTTCTCCAATAGTGATTTCTAGTGACTGCGGCAATATATTCGTTAATATCGCTTGCATATATACCATATGCGTGTTCATAGGTTACGTCAGTAGCCTTACCAAAATATATATCATTTGGTCTATAGATGTATTCAGTTGGTATCAATGTATCACTGTTTAATAAAGAATCAATGATTTGTCTATCTGCAATGCTAGGTGCAGCCTTAATGTATAGTATATCTGTAGGTTGATTGTATTCTTGCACAACAGTAAGTGTGAAAGTTCTAGAATCTTTTATAACAGGATAGTTAGGACTATACGCTTCTATAGTAAAAGTAAACTCTGTTTCTGTAAATTGTTCTAATAAAGATGTTGTAGGTTGATTAGCAACATACCCAGTAATTTCACCATTAGACAATAAAGTTAAATTTGCAGGTAGTTGACCATCAACAATCCGATATTCAAGTTCTACATCCGATACCGCTAAAACATTTTTTGTGCTAACGGTACCGTTGAATATTGATCCTAAACTAATAGGAGTAATCCAAGTAATGTCACCGTTGATTTCATTAGATAAGTTAAATGAGAAATTAAAGAATGGTGATTGTATAGCAGGATTTGATTTTTTGTATACCGCTACTTTAAAACTATATTGATTTAAACCCTCTGTGGATATACCCGGTGTGCCTGTAATCCATCCTGTAGTTGAGTTTCCAACTAATCCTAAGGGCAGACCAGAGTAAATGTATATTATCTCATTGTTGTCAAAATCTTTTCCTATAATTTTAAATGCAAAAAAATTGTTACTTTTGATAGTACCTATAAATGCAGATGTATTGGTAGGATAAGTGTCATATATACTTCCTGCAGGGGGTAAAACATAATACCCATAGTAATCATTATCAGGTATGTTGTAAGTTTCAGGTCTAGTATTTAAAATAATTGGAACTCTAGTATTAATTGGGTAGCCTGGACCACCTTGACTTATAGGTGTGTTTTGATTAATGACAGTGATAGAATATGCATTTGTATCATTGCCTAATGGACTTGACAATTGTAGAGTAAAATTATATGTCCTAATTGTAGGTTGACCCACTGAAATAGCGGCTAGTGTTACTGTCATGAATCCAGTACCACTAGTTAAACTTAGAGTAGAACCATTAGGGGTTGTAGATATCGTAAATCCTGTACTACTAATAATAGATTTAACATAATATGTTGTTCCTTCAGAGATTCCTCCAAATACAGTAGTACCAGCGAAGGTTACTGGTCTACCTAATGTAAACCCAGTAGTGCTTAAACAAGTGATTATATTAGTAGTTTCAGTAACTGTAGCGGCAGTGGTTACGCTAGGTACAGTTACATTTACGGTAGGAGCTTCGGCATAACCTCTAATTACACCTTCGGTGTTAATTTCTAATCCGGGAGGTAATATTCCTTCAAGTAAGTTAATAG